TCATATTAGTGTATATTTTTTCAAATCCTCAATTATAGATTCTTTTGGTTTTGTATATAAACTATCCAGTATTGAGACGTATGGATTCTTAATATCTTCACTCATTTTAATAAAAAACAACTCAACTTCATGTTCTAAAAAATACTTTTTATTATAAAGAGATTGACCACCAATTGCGTTAACGTATTTATTACTATTAAATGATTTTGTAATTTCAATTAAACCATCACCCTTTTTTTTGTCCGTCAAACCAATTGAAGTATCAACAAATTTGGTGTCTATTAAAAGATACTTAGATATATTTTTAACTAGATTGAAATTAAAGTCGGAAATATTAATATCACTATCAACAAAACACGGACTAATAATTTCATCATTAATTATATTATAGTTTGGTGATTTTGAATATAATTGGTGTAATGTTTTTTTAAATTTATCATTGTAATTTTTTTCAAAATTAACATAAATTTCTCTACAAGTTTTATTTTGACTTGCGGAATAAACATGAACCCCAATCCTCACGTTGTCTTTAATTATGTTTCGGGTCATATAACTTCTTTTCATAAAAGAAACGTGGTCTAAATTAACATAAATGTCAACAGAATCAATTAATTGGAAATACCCTATATAAGGTAAAAAATATGGTTGCATTATACCTATCTTCATATTATTTTTATATATTCAGATTTTTTATTATGTGAACCTAACGTCCATTGATTTTTAAGTTTCCATTCCAAATATTCATTACCTTCAACGTAATAATCCCATGTTAAATGATATGCTTTATTTATTAATGTTCTAACCCAAATTCCTTGTCTTTTTAAAACAGATTGATAAATTATGGTATCCATAATTGCGTTATTTTCAAAAATCACATCAAAATTATTATTTTTTACAGTTAGTAAATGTGTACCTGAGTTACCAATTAAAAATTTACCATTATTTATTGATTTAGGAACCCAATTTACTGATTCAGGGAATCTTTTTGTTGGTAGATTATCTAAAAGTAAGTCTACTGTACAAACAATTACATTAGGTTCATTTAAAATGTTAAAAATTTCATTGTAGGTATCTTCAATATTTTCAATTTCCAGGTCCCCATCTGTTATTATTAAGTACTCATATTGAAAAATTAAATCTCTGTATTCTTTTAGGAAAGTATCAACCGAAAAATGGGTAACATTTTCTTGAAATTGTAGATAACCTAAAACATTTTTATCAATAAAAAAATCTTTTATTTTATCACTGTACTTACTTTTATTTTCTAATATAAAAAAATCCACATTAGATGAATAGATACTATTAAAACATCTTTGAATGTGTTCATAGTTAAAAAACGTATTTATAACACATATCGCTTTTTTCATTAGTTATAGTTTTTTAATTATTGTCGATATACTTTGAATTTAGATAAATCAGGATACCTTAATTCTAAATCTTCGTTATGTTTTGGTGTGTTTGTGTCAGTATCATAAAATTGAGATATTAATAATAAACCTCTTGTTGCCAATTCGGGCATCATATAAAAATTCCAACCAATAACAGGGTCGATATCGAAATTATCTTCATGATAACTACACTCATCCCTACCACTAAATCTAGCCTTTTTAAACCATTTGTACGCCTCTTCGTTGTCGGTTAAGATTGCACCACCTTTACTTAATTTTAGGTGTTTATATGGTCCAGTAAATGAAACACACATGTGTGTTCCCGGTATGTACATGTTTGTTGTAAATCGAAGAGCGCTGTCCCAAACATTTGTTGGATATAATTGATACGCACCTTTAATTGTTTCACCCTCAACATGTCTAAATTTAACTTTTGCACCCGCATGTATTATTTCACAGGGAACTGATGGATATGTTCTTGAAGGTATTTCAATTTCCATACCTTTAACATTTTCATACATTAAAGACAAGAACAATGCGTTACTTTGGTTATCCACAGCAATAACATATTTTGCCCCAGTATATTCTGATATTTTTTTTTCAAATTCTTCAGTAATTTTATGAACTCCTTGCGCCATATTAATTTAATTTAACGAATTTATTTTCTATTTTATTAATATTTTTATAAATAAAAGGTAAAAGTGTTTCTAAAAAATCTTTTTCTATTTTTTCTAATTTATCATTTGAGTCATCTCTTGTTTGGGATTCGTAATGATACGCCACAGTTTTATTACAGATTATGTTTTTATAGTTTGATATAATACATTTTAGATTTAATTCAACATCTTCAAAACACCCAATATAATTTTCATTTAACATTCCAAATTTTTCAAAAACATTTTTTCTAATCATTAATAACGCCCCCGTGTTTCCTATTACCTCATGATTTTGAGTATTAAAACCATAATAAGTTCTAATTCCTAAATGACTAACCTGTATTCTCTTTTCTTCATCTCGAAACATAACAATACCTCCATGTTGAACAGTATTGTCTTCAAAATATAATCTAGCACCAACAGTACCAACACTACCATTTTCTTTGAAAACGGTTAACATATTATAAATGGCATTATTTAATAATTTAATATCGTTATTACATAATAGAATGTAATTAAATTCTTCGGTTACATAATTCTTTACCACATCATTATTAATCTTTGCAAAATTGTAGTAATCATATTCGATTAATCTAACATCACCTAAAGTAAGAACATTCTCTTTCACCCAATTTTTTTCATCATCAGTTGAACCGGTGTCCGCGATGAATATTGTAAATAATTCTGAATTACAATGGTCATAAAATGATTTAACACAATCATGAAGCATCTCTACCTTACCTTTGGTCGGTATTATTACCGCAACTTTACCAATGTTTTTTAAAGGTTTTTCTTTTATTTGTTCGATATATATTTTTTCAGGTTTCAAATCTAATGGTAAAACAGAACGATATTTTTCTAAAAACTTTTCTTTTGATTCAAAAAATTCTTCGTTTGGTTGACCAACGGATTGGTGTGTGATGTCAAATGATGATGTAACACCAATCTTCACACCATCTAAATAATTTGGAACACAGAAAGAATGGTCGTAAAAATGGAATTTTCCAATTGTCTCATCAAATTGATGCTTAATTTTTGTTTTATCAAATGCAATAAATAAACCATCAATTGTAACTACCGGTATTAACTCGGGTAACTTAGTTGAATACCTACTCAACCATTTATTTTGACCCTCGGGATGGTGATAAACCTGACCAACCATAGTTTGTTTCATTCTTTCCCAGTATATCCCTGACTCAGGAAAATAACATGAACCCGCTTTTCCTATAATACCATATTCAGGGTTTTCTTGGAAGTTTTTAAGTAACTTTTTACCCCAACCTGTTTCTAGTTTAATGTCGTTGTGTACACACACAACAATGTTGTTTTTAGATTCTCTTATACCTCGATTATAAACCTCCGATAATGAATATTGATTTAGGTTTTCATATTCAATTATTTCAAAATTTTTAACACCAACACTTTTTGATAGGTGTTCTTTAAATTTTTGATTATAGTTTGAATCTTTATGTGTTGAATATATTATTGTAATCATCCTCTTAATATTTTAAAATTTTTGAAACCGTATCCGTCGTAGATATAATCGAAGAAGTAGTTTGTATTAAAAACAGGTTCTCTCATTGGTTGAACGGGAACTAAATCTTGAGCAATTGTTCTTGCAAAAACTCTTTGGACATTTAAACCAATCCTTTCCATAATTTCACGATTGATTTCTCGTCCAATTTCTTCACTTAGTGTTCTTGTCAATTCAGCTTCAATATCAATCCCATGATAAGTGGCAATATCTTGTGCTATTTCAGGAGTCCACTGAGCGCGAATGGTGCGACGACCCCCTCTAACTTCAACAGTACGTGTGTTTAAGTTAATTTCATCACTACACCCTCTTATAAATTTAAATTTATATAACATGGAAAAAATATACGAATATTTTTTGATAATCTAAAATTTAGAACTATTTTGAGTTAAAGTGTTATGATTATCTATGACTTTTTTAAAATCTTCTTTAGTGTTGTATAAATCAAGTGCACGATTTACTATTTTTTGAAGATTAATATTTCCATCAATGGTGCTCACTTTAAATTTTTTGTAAACACCATCAAGTATATTAACGCTGGTTAGTTTTGTTTGATATTTTGGCATAATATAAGTATATAAATTTATATATATTATAAAGAGTAAAAAATAACGGACATTTTATTATACTGTCCGATATTAATTATACACCTTCAGTGGTTTCACCACTATCTTGGTTGTTTATCTCCTCTACTTTTTTTATAATTTGGTCAATTTGTTGTTCCATGATTACAACTTCTTGAGGAGGTGTACTTGAAGTACCCTCGGTTAACTGAACACTAACTGTTTGATTAGTTGTTGATTGTGTCTTTTTTTTACATCCGCATCCCATGATAATTATTCTTTTTTTATAAATATTTTGGTTTATTGTTTTTTATTCTTTATCTTTTCATAAAGATATCAAATAGAAAATAATTAGTAAATGGAAACTAACAAAATTTACCACGGAGATTGTTTGGACTTATTCAAACAACTTAACGACGAAACAGTTGACTTATATGTGACAAGTCCCCCTTATAATGTGGGTATAGCATATGATGTACATAAAGATGATGCGCCAATGTCAGAATACTTTGATTGGTGTAGAAAATGGTTATCGGAAGTCTTTAGAACATTAAAGGATGACGGTAGAATTGCATTGAACATACCTTACGAAATAAATGTTCGAGAAAGAGGTGGTAGGGTGTTCTTAGTGTCTGAGTATTGGCAGATGATGAAAGAAATTGGTTTTGGATTTTTTGGTGTTGTTGATTTAGAAGAAGATTCACCCCATAGGTCAAAAACCACGGCTTGGGGGTCTTGGATGTCAGCATCGTCACCTTACATATATAATCCAAAGGAATGTGTAATCTTGGCCTATAAAAAGGAATATAAGAAAAAAAATAAGGGATTGTCAGAATGGTCATTTACCGAAGCTGAGGTTGAAAACGAGGAAGGTAAAATTAAAAACAAGAAACTATATTCAGACAAGGATAAGGGTGAATTTATGGAACTTGTTTTCGGTCAGTGGAAATATTTTAATGATACTAAATCATTAACTAAAGCAACCTTTTCAATGGATATTCCGATGAAAGCAATAAAAATACTAACCTATAAAGATGACTTGGTTGTTGATTGTTTCTCCGGAAGTGGGACTACCGCACTTGCGGCGAAAAAGTTGGGTAGAAATTATATCGGATTTGAATTATCTGAAAACTATGTAAAAGTTTCCAATCAAAGATTGATTGACTACGAGAATAAAACTAAACAATTAGAGATTAATTTTATCGAACAGGATTAATGGGTGAACCTAAATACATATTTACCTTATCACCCTCTTTAAAATCGTTTGCCACACCGGCTGGGAACTCAATTACGTGGTCTCCTATGCCGGTGTATCTTTTTGGATTAAGTTCATTTCGACCGGCCGGTAAACAATTTCTATGTATTTTACTAATTCTATTCTTTAAAACAAAAAGAATGTCGAGAGGAATTAAACAATTTTTCATCCAAAAAGAATGGTGACCATTACCCCCCATATTAAAAACTATACACCCTTCCAAATTATCTCTACCCATCATACCCTTTTGAATTTCTTCAGGTGTGGACAAGTATTCTGCTTGGAATTTTTTATTATTAATTATTACCGACATAACTTATAAATATTTGACAATTTAATATTTTTTTATTATACTTTAAACTATGAAAACGATATTCAACGGACAATTTGATTTTGATAGCGATGATGAATTGGAATTGGTTTTAGATAATCTAAACCCACAAATGTCGTTGAAGGTTATCGAAATTGCATTAAACAAAGGTTTAAGAGAAGGTATATTTGACCTAACTGAATCCCATTGTCTTTACAAATCAATGCAGTTTTTAAAGAAAACCGAGGATAATAAGTTTAATAAAAATAATGAGGATTTGGAATAAAATATGAAGAATACTAAGGAAAAAAAATACCTAATCGATTTCTTTATTTTAAAGAAAAAACACCATTGGTTCTTGATACCATCCCTAATAATTTACCATAACAAATATGAATTTTTTGAAACAGGATTAACATCACCAGGATTTGGTTTTACGATACGTTTCTTAATTTTTATGGTTGGGTTCCAAGTACAAAAAAATATATATTACAAATATGAGAAGAAAAGTTGAATATGTGTGGTTAGACGGTTATACACCCGAACCAAATCTTAGAAGTAAAGTTAGGATTCTTGACCTAAATACTGAAATCGCATCTGATATCCCAACTTGGGGATTTGATGGTAGTTCCACAAAACAGGCGGAAGGTAATTTTTCCGATTGTTATCTTAAACCGGTAAAGGTTTACCGTTCAAATAATTTAAGTGACACATTGTATGTTCTTTGTGAAGTTTTAGATGGAAACAATGAAGTACATGAATCAAATAGTAGAGCCAAAGTTGGTGAAGAAGATGTTGATTTTTGGGTTGGGTTTGAACAAGAATATTTTATTAGGAAAGGACATAATCAAAACATTTTAGGATTCCATAATGGTACAATGATAGACCCACAAGGAAAGTATTATTGTGGAGTTGGTGGTCACATTTACGGCAGACATCTAACCGAAGAACACTTAGAAATGTGTTTGAATTATGGTATCAATGTTGAGGGAACAAACGCTGAGGTTGCTCTCGGACAATGGGAATATCAAATATTTGGAAAAGGTAAATTATCAACATCCGATGATTTATGGATGTCAAGATATTTTCTTTATAAGTTATCCGAGAAATATGAATATCAAATAGATTTCCACCCAAAACCAATTCAACATGGTGAGTGGAATGGTTCTGGTTTACATACAAACTTCTCAAATAAAAAGATGAGAGAATCGGGTAGTGAAGAATATTACAAAGCAATATTCAGGTCGTTTGAAACAAGGATGAATGAACACATTGAAGTTTATGGTTCTGATAATCATTTAAGATTAACAGGTAAATTTGAAACCCAATCAATGGATAAATTTTCTTGGGGAGTGTCAGATAGAGGTGCATCAATAAGAGTACCTAAAATTGTTGGTGAAACATGGAATGGTTATCTTGAAGACAGAAGACCGGCATCACATGCTGACCCATATAAAATTGTGAAAATAATATCTGACACATTAAAACTTGCGGAAGAATTGAATAACACTTTAAATAACATGTACAAAGATGTGAATGTTGAAAGTGTGTCACCAGAAAAATATCAAATGATGTCGAATGATGAACTTTTATCTGAATACAAAAAGGACGAAGAGTAATGAATTATGTATAAATTTGAACTAACCGAATCGGAAATTAAAAAATTCGAGAAGTGGAAAAAAGAAATGAAAAAAAAGGATGATTCCATGCCAACAGCCGGTGAAAGATGGACATTCATGTTCACACCATCTGGTTTGGGGACTATTGTTTGGGCAAAGGATGAAGCAACGGGAGAGGAAATTGATTTAACCGATTGGGATAATTTTTAAAAATATGATAACACAAGAAATATTAAGCACGTTTGTTTACAAAACACTTGACGGTAAATTTGCTGTAAGTGACCCTACAGAGTTTGACCAAATAATTGGTTATTACGATACGTTGATTGAAGCAGAAAATGCGTTCAAAGAATTTATAACCAAAGAACAAATTGTATTTGAGTAATGTCAAAACTTGAAACACAATATAAAAATTATTTAAAACAAAATCCCGATTCAAAATTAACTTTTGAAGAATGGAAATCT